GACAGATGCATATCGGTGGTGCCGTGGAACTTGTTGAGGGCGGTCACTCCATCGGCAGCGCGGTAGTTGCACAGCGGCAGCTTGACGGCCGCGTTGGCTGTCTTCATCGCGTCGCGCTTGGCTTCAAGGGACGCCACCTTGGCTTCGAGAGCCTCCACGGCGTCCGGGGCGTCGCTGAAGATGGACCGGTCGAGTTGGTGCGCTAGGCCGTCCGCCTTGCTGGCGTGGTGCTTGGCGAGGTCCGCCTCCTCGATGCCCTTGGTCATGCCGTTGCGGATGCGCTCGGCGTCGCGGCGGGCGTGGCGTTCGCTGTGATGCGAAACCAGAATCGGCTGACCGAATGGGATGTTGTCGGCGATCTGGCTAACGGCGTCGAAGCGTGCCGCAGACCTCTGGTTGGCCTTGGCGGCCCATTCCTCGCGGCGCTTCAGCTTGGCCTCAAGTCTCTCGCGTCTGGTCACTTGGCTACCTCCCGGGCGAGGCGCTTGTCGTAGCATGGGCTGCAAAACATGGCTGGCCGATAGTCGCCGATGGACGACCCGAGCATGCCGATTCCAAGGTACGTCCCGTCGCTGGAGATGATGCCAGCAATGAGCGTATCCTTGGCGCCGCAGTCGGCGCAGCTAAAGTACAGGACCGTCTCGTTGGGTGTGCCCGGCGCGGCAGCCTGCCAGCGCGTCGGTGGGGTGACGGACCAATAGGTCAAGGTCACTGGGCCACCTCCTGTGGTGCGCATCCGAACACGCCGGCGTAGCGCGCGAGGTCGCCGAATAGCTCGGCGCGGGTGGCGTAGAAGGGGCCGACGGCAGATGCCATGTCATCGCACAGATCGATGATGCGCCACAGTCTCGGGCCATCCTGGCGGAAGCCCAACTCTGGGTACCGCGTACGTCGAGGTGTTGGCGGGCCGAGGGTCACTTCGTGGCTGTAGGTGGTCACTTGCACTACCTCCGTGTTTGTGGTAGTGGACGCGACGGATATCAAGCCGCCGTCGCACCGGCCGCGCCTCACAGTCACCCGCCGGTTACGGGCGCCGCTCGCCGGCTGGAAGATACCGGAGCATCTTCTTTGCGAGCTCAGGAGACTGCCGCACGTCGTCTGGCCATATCCAGCTGGGGCCAAGCTCCAGTATTGCCTCGTGCCATGCATGGACCGCGCTTAGGTCCATCCAGCGTAGGACGATCTTCTGTGCGTCTGTCACTGGGCTACCTCCGTGTAAGTGCTTGTCCATGCTCTATAATATAGCGTATAGCGCCAGAAAGTCAAGGGGTATTTCAGGGGAAACGAAAGAAAATGTGCGCCCCGCTCGCCGCTATCCTTATTTCGACGGCGGAAAGGCGGCATTTAGTTGGCGACGACTATTACACTGGATCAGCGCGACGGCGAGGTCCTGGTCCTCGGACCCGACGGCCGGAGAATCGGGGGTCAGGTGCAGGCGGCCACGATTCCACCGGCCAAGCGGGGCGATCTTCTGCGGGAGATCGGCTCGGGTGGCCCGGCGATCCTGGCCGGTCTGATCGTCGACGACGAGGAGCACAATCAGAAGCTTCGCGGCGTCGATGGGGTGCGGATCTTCGACCGGATGCGGCGGACCGACGCGCAGGTGGCCGGCGTGCTGGCCGGACTGCAGCTGCCGATCCTATCCGCTGAGCCTGTGATCGATCGGCCCGAGGGACAAGAGGCCGAGAAGATCACCGACGAGCATCTGGACTTTGCCCGCTACAACTGCTTCGAGCGGATCAACTTCTCCGAAGTTCTACAGCACATCCTCAGCTGTTTCTGGGCTGGCTACTCCTGGTTCGAAAAGGTCTACGCTGTCGAGGATGGGGCGCTAGTGTTGGAGCGCCTTGCTCCGCGTCTGGCTGTGACTCTGTGGCGGTGGGAAGCCGATGACCGTGGCAACATCACAGGCGTGACGCAGCGCTCAAGAGTCGGGGCGGGGTCTGGTGGTCTCTATGAGATTCAGATTCCGCGCAACAAACTGGCGATCTTCACTTCCGGCAAGGAGGCTGGAGATCCTGGTGGCAGGTCGCTACTGCGCGCAGCCTACCGAGCTTACACGATCAAGGATGCTCTCTACAAGCTGGAGGGGATTCGCTTCGAGCGCTTTGCGATCGGCGTCCCGGTGATCAAGCTGCCGGAGCAATACACTAGCGATCAGATGGACATGGCTCGGGAGATCACCAAGTACTGGCGTGGCGCTGAGCAGTCGCACGTAGTGCTAGTCGGTGACATGAGCGTCGATCTGATGCAGGTCAAGGGCGGGGAGGCGCTCGACATCCAGCCGGCGATCAGGCACCACAACGAAGAGATCGCCAAGTCGCTGCTGATGCAGTTCATCAATCTCGGGACCTCGGACTCCGGGAGTCGGGCGTTGGGCGAGTCGATGATGGGCTTTTTCTATGATGCCATCGAGGGGCACGCCAAGTCGCTGGCCGACCAGTTCAACCGCGAGGTGTTGTGGCCGACGCTGGATTTGAACTTTCCAGATCAACCGAGACCGACGCTGCGTTTCGAGGATATCGGCGCGGTGTCGTTGGCCCAGCTGGCAGACGGCCTGCAGAAGCTGCAACTCCTCATCTCTCCAGACTTGGAGACGGAGAATTTCGTCCGGCGTAAGTTCGGATTGCCGGTGCGCCTGGAGGTTGGAACCCCGCCGGTGCCAGTCGAGGAGCATCCGGAAGAGCAGGAAGAGGTAAGTGGCAGTGGGCACAAGCATATAAAGCTCGGGCCAGATGGCCTCAGCTTCTGGCGCGAGCTGACTGAGCCGGAGACCTTTGTGCATCTCAGGTCCATCGATGCGCGCCTGGACGAGGTCCGGGATGCGCTCGTCGAGGTGTTGATGGACTTCAGGGCGCAGATCGGTAAACAGATCAAGGCGCAGATCAAGGCGCGGTGGAGTGAGGGGCCGAGCGGCCTTGCCAAGGTGGAGGTAGGCGAAGAAGCCGTCGCTGACGCAGCTAAGGCGCTGGAGCCAGAGCTGACGGCGGTGTTCGATTTCGGCCGGGCGGAGGTGGCGGGAGAGCTGAAGCGCCAGGCCAAGGCCAAGGGCGTCGACCTGAAACGCAAGCGCGGCAACGTGCGGACGGCGACGATTCTGCACGATCAGGCGGTGCGGGTAGGTGGAGGGCATGGGCTAAAGGCTTCCTTGGCGGCCAGCCTGCAGCTGCGGGACGAGGGTCTGACGCCGGCAGAGATCGAGGAACTGACGCGGTTCCGGGCCGGAATGATGGCTACCCGGCTGTCTGACAAGACGCAGGCTGCAGCCATCGCCATGGCTGGGGACAGGTGGCGTACTCAAGGTGGGGACGAGCCCACCGGTGACGCCCTCGACGCGATCATGGAGGAGGTGTTCTCGTTCGCTGAGCGCGAGGCAACGCTGATCGCCAACCTGAACGCCTCCGAGGCGCTTAACCTCGGGCGAGACTTCGAGTTGCGGCGCCACGAGGATCAGATCGAGACGATGATCTTTTCGGCCATACTCGACGAGGGTACATGTGAGCAATGTTCCGCGGCGGATGGCGAGGAGACGGAATATGGATCTGAGGAGTATTACGACCTTAGCCCGCCGCTCAATTCGAGGACGTGGGGGGCATGTGCCGGCGGAACTCGCTGTCGCTGCCTACAAATTGCCGTCTTAAGGGCTGATTTCCAGTAGAAACAGTAGTTTGTGCCTACTGTAGCAGCTCTCCGCCGCTATCTGTAGGCGTGACGGTTCTTGCGCAGTATCCTGCCATCATCTGGCTTCTGCACCACATCGACTTGCAGGCCAACGGCAAGCCGGTCGAATGCCTGTGGTGCATCCCTGGTGACGAAGGCCAGACCTTCTTCATCCGTCACATCGGCGAGCTACGCGTGACGGAGGCGATGCTTTCCCAGATCGTCGCCAACTTCCAGCGCTTCGACAAGACTCCATCCAGGGTTCCGCTGCAGGTCAACCACGTCACTGACTCGGGTAATATGGACGAGTCAAAGGCGGTGGGCTGGGTCGTAGACCTTGCGGTGCGCCGCAGCGCCGATCGGGTAAGTCTGGAGTTCCTGCCGAGTTGGTCGGAGGAGGCCCGGGAGGTCATTGAGGCGGGCGGTTTTCGCTATGTGTCAGTCGGCCTGGAACTTAGCGCCATCGATGCGGAGACAGGCGAGCCCATAGGACCGAGGCTGCGGGAGATCAGCCTTACCAACCAGCCCGCCATCCCAAACCTACGCCCGATCGAGCTGGCGCTGGACCTCGATACCAGACTGGAAGTCGACGCCGCCCGCCTGGCCAATGGCATGAGCGAGAGCGGCGAGCCGGACATGATGGACTTCGCGCGGGCGCTCTGCCAGGCGTTTTTCGCTGCGTATCCGGATAGCGACGGCAGCACGTGGATGATCGAGGCGGTATTCTACGAGTCGCGGCAGATGGTCGTCTGCGAGTGCGTGCGCGAGGCGTCGGGAACCGGGGTAGCGATGGCCGAGCGCATGTGGCGCCTGGCATTCGCAGTCGCCGATGATGGCGCAATCACCTTCGCGCAACGGGAAGGCTGGGAGCGGGTGGAGCGACAGTTCGTGCCCGTAGACGATGCTAAAATGGCCGGCCACGATACGGTGACCCTCAAGGCCGTTCCGCGTCACGCTGATGCGCGTAAGGCTACGGGGAATCAGAGATGGGACGCCGGCGAGGCGCGTAGGCGCGTCCGGGCCTGGGCAACGAACGAGGATGACGCGCTCAACTTCGAGCGCTATCGCCAGGCGTTTGCCTGGTACGACGCCGAGAATCCCGAGGTCCTGGACAGCTACAAGCTGCCGCATCACGACATCCAGGGCGGCGGTCTGGTGGTCGTCAAGTCAGGGGTTATCGCCTGCGGTGGGGTGATGATGGGGGCTCGGGGCGGTATGGACTTGCCCGAGGCGGAGATGAACGCTGTCAAGCGCCACCTGGCCGATCACTACGAGCAGTTCGACATGACGCCGCCATGGGAAGTAGAGGCGTCGCGAACGCCCGCCGCTATCACTACCAGCAAGCAGCCGGGGAAAGCGGGGCGCCCCGCCGATAACAAGGAGATCTATCGAATGGACAACTTTCTCAAGCAGATCGGCGCGCTTCTGTCGGCCGTCGGAGTGCAGCTTGATCTGGCCGGCGTGACCGCTGAGACGATCGACAATCTCGACCTGAGCGCCCTGATCGCCGAGGCGACACGCCTCAAGGGGCTCGAAGGCGAGCTGGCGCAGACGAAGACCGAGGCCGAGAAGCAGCTGACCGACTCCGAGCGCAAGGTGATCGTGCTGTCGACCAAGGCGGATTCGGCGGCGGAGACGGTGACGAAGCTGTCGGCCAGGATCGAGACCCTGGAGTCTGAGAAAAGCCAGCGCGATGCGGACACGGCGATCGATGCGGCACTTCGTGCCGGAAAAATCTTGCCGGCCGAGCTCGAGGGCGCCGATGCGCCGATGCGCCTGATGGCAGCCAAGGATCCGGCGATGTTCCAAGCGATCCT